ATCGCGTACCTTGAGCATGTCTTCCCTCTGATAGTTCCAGATGAGGTTGTGACGGAGTTACATACTATCAATGTAGCTGTCGGACACAGACAAGTCTTGGATCACCTACGCGCTGTGAATACACAACAAGAGGAAGAATCCTATGTGTAACATTATGGCCGCTGTAGGTGGCATCGCTCTACTCGCAATGATGGGTGGGCGCGGAAAGGGGGGCAAGGAACCATCTACTGCTCCCGTTCTCCCCACGATCAAGACGAATTATAGTTCTGATGCGAGGAATCAAGCGAATACCAACCAAGGTCTTGCTGACGACGCTATGAGTAGCCCCGCCACTTCTTCTAAAGTTGTTTCTGGGAAGAAAGCCTCGCCGGGAGGAAGCGGATACCGCAACCCCCTGAGCATCCCTACAGGCGGAAATATGGCTTCCCCTTCGCTGCCTACTATTGGTGGCCTTCGGGCTAGCAAGGGGCCGGTGAATTACTGATGATTGAACCTAACGCAACACTCGCGGGTTCCTACTCGATGATGCAAGGCCCAAGAGACGTGTACTTGGGTCGCGCACGCGAGTCATCTGCACTCACCGTCCCCTCCCTCATGATGGAAGAGGGCGTAACCGCCTCTCTCCGCATTAACACGCCTTATCAATCTATCGGCGCACGGGGTACGAACAACTTAGCCGCCAAGCTGATGATGGCTTTGTTTCCCCCTAACACGCCCTTCTTTAAACTTGGTGTAGATGACTTCACTCTCTTGCAGTTGACCAATGGAGACCCAACACAACGGGCCTCTGTCGATGAAAGTCTCTCCACGATTGAACGTGCAGTCATCTCCGAGTTGGAAGGTGAGGGAATGCGTAACGCCTTGCATGAGGCACTGCGTCATCTGATCGTCACTGGTAACTACCTGCTGGTACTGCCTAAGGACGGAAACTTGAAGGGCTATGGTCTCGACAAGTTTGTTGTATCCCGAGACCCACAGGGCCGACTCAAGAAGGTCACCATCAAAGAACAGTTTGCCCCGGAGACAATGGACCCCGGTGTACTACAGGCTGTTGGCTGGACCCCTGAATATGAGGTTAAGAATACCGCTGGCTCTAAAACCATTGATGTCTACACTTGCTACAACCTGACGATGGAACCCGGTAAGAAAACCAAGTGGGTAACCTATCAGGAAATTAATGATGTAGTTGTACCCGACTCATATGGAACATACCCGGCTGAAGCCCCTCCACTGATGGCACTCCGTTGGACCTCCGTTACCGGAGAAAGCTACGGACGTTCACACGTAGAGGAGCTTTTCGGTGACCTCATGTCTCTTGAGGCTTTGCACAAGAACATCCTCGATGCCTCTGCAGCCTCTGCTCGTACACTGGTTATGGTCAACGCCAACAGCCAGACAAACAAGGCAGAAGTGGCTAGCGCCTCCAATGGCGCAGTCATTACAGGCAAGGCTACCGACGTCGAGTTTCTGCAGGTTAACAAGGCGTCCGACCTACGGGTTGCTGAAGGTACTGCAGCCAAGCTCGAACAACGTCTGGCTCAAGCCTTCATCATGGAAAGCGCTGCTACCCGTAACGCTGAACGTGTGACCGCTGAAGAAATCCGCCTGTTGTCCTCCATGTTGGAGAACGCTTTGGGCGGGGTCTACTCGGTACTCTCTAGCGAACTGCAGCAGCCACTGGTGAACCGTCTGATGTCTCGGATGCAGAAGCAGAAGAAACTCCCTGAGTTGCCTGATGGTGTCGTGAAGCCTTCTATCGTTACTGGCCTTGAGGCTTTGGGACGTGGGCATGACCTCACCAAGTACGGACAGATGATGCAGATGATGGCCCCTCTCGGTCCTGAAGCTCTCTCTATGGTTAACGTAGGCGACCTCATGAAGCGCGTGGCTACCTCCCTTGGCATCGATGCTGATGGTCTGATCAAATCCCAAGAACAGATTCAGGCTGAACAACAGCAGGCTCAAGAGGCAGCAATGGCTCAGATGGCGATGCAAGAAGGTATGGGCGCAATGCGTGACCAAGCCAAAGCTCAAACACAAGAACAAGAATAATAAGTGAGTATATAACCTAATGGGTGAAGTAATCTCTAACACAATCGATACGAGTTCTGAGACCGTGGGGAAGACCCCCGATCAACTCGTACAGGAAGCCCATGATGCGGCGGCGGCAGAGAAATCTGCTGCCTCCTCACGTCCTGAATGGCTACCAGAAAAGTTCCAGTCCCCTGAGGATATGGCGAAAGCGTACTCTGAGCTGGAAGGCAAGATGGGCGCTGGAGACACGCCAGCAGACTCAGTGCCGACAGCAGAAACTGTGCGTGAGTCTGGTTTGGATTTGCCCTCTCTGGAAGCGGAGTACCGTGAAAGCGGTGAGTTGTCCTCAGACTCCTACGATGCAGCGGCTAAGGCTGGGTACTCGAAGGAAGTCGTAGACAAGTACATCGAAGGTCAACAGGCCGTAGTTGAGCGCCAAGTAGAAGACATTGTGTCTACGGTGGGCGGTCGGACAGGCTACGACGATCTGATTGGCTGGGCCTCGGACAACCTGTCTGAAGGTGAGATCGATGCATTTAACCGTACAATTGAAAGTAACGACGTGGATGGAATTAAGCTTGCTGTGAATGGCCTTCAGGCTCGCCGCAACTCCAACTCTCCGTCTGATCCAGTGCGACAGATCGAGGGTGGTCAAGCCCCTTCAGCAGACCGCTTCGACTCTTGGGCGCAGGTAAAGGAAGCGATGGCAGACCCACGCTACTCCACCGACCCAGCGTACAATAATGCGGTTGTCCAAAAGCTGGGCCGATCGCAACTCTAGGGTTACACCATGAAAATCTACACTGGCCCTTGGGCCTACGACCTACACGACAAGTCTGTGCCTGCCAGTGTTCGATTACGAAACATTGGGGCCATCGGTGCCAGTCGTGACAATCATGAGGCAAGGTTCGGCGCAATCGATACAGCCACACTGCCTGCCTCAGATGGTTCCCAATTACCTACCCCGGCCTTTAACTCAGTATATGGCGGTGCGGCCTATTACGGACACTACGTCATTCGACGTGCTGAAGTTAAGCCGGGGCAGACGAACATCGCTGCAATTATGAAGGCATACTCCACAGGTAACTCCGACACCTACGGTAACACTGTAGCTCGCGACGCTGGCCTTGGCATGTACGAGGTGATCGACCTATGGGGCGACCCTGCGGGATACCTCCGGCTGTACCAAGTGATGGTCGCTATGGGGAAGTGGGAAGCAGGCGCTCGTTCTAGCGCTGCTCCCGGCTTCGAAGCCTTCAACATCGTCTACGACCTGTCTGATCAGGCTGTGATCGATGAGTTATTTTGGGGGATGATACACGGCTTGCGAGAAGCTTGGCGTGACGGTGGTTATAGCATCGAAGTTACACCTGAAGAGATGACGTACCAACCCCCAGAGAAGCCTCAACGGTCTTTCTGGTCACGCCTCTTCAACGCACAGAAAGGAAAGTAGGATGCCCGGTAAAGGTCTCTACGATAACATCAACGCTCGGAAGAAAGCTGGCAACAGCCGCCCAAAGAGTAAGTCTACAGTGTCTTCTAAGTCCTATTCTCAGATGAAGAACAAGACAGGCGGCTTTAAGCCGAAAAAGAAGTGACATGGCGAAACCTGCTAAGGGCAAGGCGTCCGTAAAAGTCACTTCTTCGGGTAAAAAAGTAAGCTACGGCCAAGCAGGAAAAGCAAAAGGTGGTGGACCCCGTGTTCGCCCCGGAACATCCAAAGGGGATGCGTATTGCGCAAGGTCCGCTGGTCAGATGAAATCCCATTCCAAGGCTGCAAAGAACCCTAACTCACCCCTGCGTTTGTCACGGGCGAAATGGAAATGTTCTGGAACCAAGAGCCGTAAATGATGGAACAATTAGCATTCATTCTCACTTGGTTTGACGCAGGTAAGGCCAAGGTTGCTGCGGCATTCCTTGGTCTGGTTGCGGTTGTCTTTGTCTCTCAAAGAGCCGCTGTAAAACAACACAAGGAAAAAGAAGATGAGGACGCCGATAGACGGTCTCGCGCTGCTCTCGACGCTGCTTCCGATGGTCTGCGTCTTAGTCCTGATCAGCAGCATCAGCGGATGCGCGACAAGGGCTGGTTCAGGGATTGAGCAAGCGTGCAGCCAATGGGACTACCTCTACGCAAGTAAGTACGATTCTTTAGGCACCGTCAGTCAGGTCTTCATGAACAACACAAAACGGGAGGCCTTTTGTGATGGCTACTAAACGTAACTACCGCAAAGAATACGAGAATTATCAGTCAAAGCCTTCCCAGCGTCGTCGCAATGATGCGCGAAAGAAAGCACGGCGATTGATGATCAAAAAGAAGGGTAAAGCGGCTCTCCGTGGCAAGGATATCGACCACAAAGATCGCAACCCAAAGAACAACTCCATGAGTAACCTGCGGATCCAAAAGAGATCCACAAACCGCTCTCGGAACCAGTAGGTGGCCCTCTCCTATATTATAGGATGACCCCACTACCTCGGGCTTCTGCGCAATATCGCACAGGTCCGGGGACCGTTGCCGCTCATAAGTGGAACGGCCTTGGTGACGACCAAGAAACGTATACCCCAAGACACACAAAGAATACCGATGGGCCGCTGCGGCGATAACCCTGAGAGACGCTGAGTTCACTCGCGGGGGCATGCTCTTTTCAATAAACGAAATATCTCAATTTAAGGATTAAGAAAATGGCTCAGACAGCCGCTCCTACCCCAGCTCAAGTAGCTAACTTTCCTGCGTCCATTGATGGCGCTAACGCTTACAACAACTCCCGTGACCTCCTGCTCAAAACCTTTGGCGGTGAAGTCCTAAAGCATTTTGATGAGAAGTTTTCTCTCAAAGACAAGATTCGTACCCGTACAATTTCAGGCGGCAAAACCGCTCAATTCCCGGGTATCGGCCAAGCTAAGGCTGAACACTTCGTTCCCGGCCAAGAGATCGTCGGTCAGGCCATGAAGACTGATGAGAAGACGATTTCCATCGATGACTTCTTGGTATCCAGCGTATTCCTGAACAACATTGACGAAATGCTGACGCACTTCGAGTTCCGCGCTGAATACAGCAAGCAGATGGCTCAAGCTTTGGCTCTCACCTGTGAGCGTACCTTGTTCCAGATGGCTATTCGTGATGCACGTCTCGGTGACCAGTTCAACGCTGCACAAGTACCTGGCGCTCCCGGCGTAACAGCCACTGGTGCCGCTTCTGGTGCTGGTAAGGGTATTGTTGACATGGAGAACGCAGTAACGAAGCACGTTGGCACAGGCGCTGGCGCTGCTGAACTCGTTACCTCTGCGTTTGAAGCTGCCGCGTACTTTGATGAGCATGACATCCCTATGGATGGCCGTCACCTGTACGTGTCACCACGCACCTACTACTCCCTGATTAACCAGAACGATAAGACGATTATCAACTCTGATTTCTCTGCGGGTAACGGTAACTACGGTGACGCAGTAGTCTACAAGATTGCTGGCTTTAACATTGTACCAACGAACCACCTCGCGATTAACGGTACTGCAAACTCCAACACCGGCCCTGATAGCCGTACCCCGCTGAATGCCCCTAACGGTGCAGACGCTGGCGTACCTACAGATGGCTTCGGCCAAGACTATGCTGTGGATGCATCTGACAACCTTGGTTTGTTTATGCACACAGAAGGTCTCGGCATGGTTAAGTTGCAAGACCTCACCACTGAGTCCGAATACTCAGTTGCCAAGCAGGGTACTTTGCTCGTTTCCAAGCTTCTTATGGGTGCTGCAACGCTTCGCCCTGATTGCCTCTACGAAGTTCGTAAGGCTGCTGACGTATAAGCGTTACAAATCCTACAGGGGGGAGTCCTAACGGGCTTCCCCTTAAATTCCTTCACCGAAAGGCGAACACATGATCCAAGCAACAACGAAGCTAGAGGCCATTAACTACATGTTGGCCGCTGTAGGTGAAGCACCTATTACGAACCTTAACGAAGACCTAGCGGAAGCACAGATCGCACTTGAAGTCCTCACTGCGACCTCCCGCGAAATCCAAACTAAGGGTTGGTCATGGAACACTCAGCGAAAACGCGAGTTATCCCCTACGACCTTAAAAGAAATTCTTCTCCCAGCGAATACCCTGCGTGTTGATGCGGTGTCCCGACATGATGGACGACCCGACACGACCAAGCGCTACACCGACCGTGGTGGCAAGCTCTACGATGTACTGAACCGTACCCGCAAGTTTAACGACAAGGTGGTTCTGGATTTGGTGGAAGGCTTGGACTGGGAAGACCTAACGGAGGCTGCTCGTAGGTTCATCCTACTCGATGCCGCCTCGCGATATATGCAGAACATTCTCGGGTCAGACACTGACCTGCAACAGATGCAAATCCAAGCACAACGGGCGATGGTCCTTCTTGAACAGGAAGAAGATCGCGTTGGGGATTATAACATCCTCCAAGACCAGCCCACTCTGCGCTTTGCATCGATGCGCACAAGGATTCTATGATGGCACAGATCACTGATCATATTGGCAAGCTGACGGGGGGCATTACCCAGCAGCCGCCCGAAACCCGTATTAAGGAAGCTACCCAAACGATGGTCAATGCTTATCCATCGGCTATCCAAGGGTTATCTAAACGAAGGGGCGCTGAGTTCGTTTCAAGCCTGACTTCCTCTGCTTTAGGAACCACCAGCTTCCATCACACGATTGATCGTGATCAGGCGGAAAAATACTCTGTCATCACGAATAGCGATGGATCAGTCGAGGTCTATGATCTCAACGGAGTCCAGCAGTCTGTCACGGTAAACCCCACAAGCGCGGCTTACCTGACAAGCACCGATCCTAGCACAAATATTCGTGCGGTGACGGCTGGGGACTATACCTTCCTCGCGAACAAGAACGTCACGACAGCAATCCAGACTGACACCGTTGTTAGTAACGAAGCAACGAACCACGCGGTTACTTTGGATCTCATGGATCGATTGACCAGTGAGGTGCCTTTTACTTCCGACTCAGTGTACAAAGCTGTCCTAGAGTTCAAGCAAGACGTAACGCTATCTGACAACACGACGGAAACGCTGACGTATTATCCGCTAGGGACTACAGCGGCCTATGATCAAAGGTACTACCGGAAGGCTGATCGCTACACCACTTTTAGTGGAACCAATGCTTACGTATCTTCAAACTATAGCAGCGCAACGGAGTGGGAGACTGGAGAAGCGGCTCCTACCCAACGAGACTTCGTTTATCGCCGTGGTCTGTATGAACTGGGCGGGAGACCGATAAGCATCTACTCGAACGTAAGCAATTTCTCGAACGTCACGGGATCTTGGATCAACCTAGATTCGACGGACCCTGCGTTCTCTGTAGCGGCTGCTGCCATCAGTGGCGGTCTTACTGAGTCTGGTGATAATTTCAATGTTTCCAATGGCTACAAGGTTCTACGCTCAACCAATAGCGACGCTGCGTCTAGCAGTGCAGCGGTAACTCACGTTGCTTTACAACTGCGAGATGGTCAGGCCGTAGCATCCACAGATACCGTCACGGGTCATACGCTTAGATACGCGGATATCTATGCGGCACGTCTTGCCTCCTTGACAGGTAGTAACAGAATGGAGGCTATTGATAGCGAGGGTACTACTCATTATCTCGGGATAACTAGTGCCAGCTCGAACTCAGCGGGTAATGTCACAATTGCCACTGACTCAGCTTGCTACATCAGTAATGCGTATGAGATCTTCAATGGGGCGACCTACACGACGTACTCCGCGTTTACTGGTGGCAGTAGCGCCAAAAGTCAGTCTGTGTTTCCGCAGAACACTGCAAACCCGAATAACTACAGACTTGAGATCATCATTGGACATGACCGAGTTCTGTCTACAGGTGCTACGGAGCGGTTCTTTAAGAAATACACGGGAACTAAGATTGACTTTTCTACCGATGCGGCCACTACCAATATGAATATCGTCTATATGCTCCAAGGCCAAGGAGGCTCCAACCTGTTCCAGCCAACGGACAGTGAGGGTACTCAGTTTCAAGTAGACCTATCCACCACGTCTTACGACGCAAACACAGGTGAGATAAAGATCTCAAGTACCACAGACTTCTTCATCTATGGCGTCAATGAACTGTTGAATAACTTACCGATCAGTGAGGTCACTCCAACTTTCTCGGGCCGTAAGGTTACAGACTTTGACGACCTAGCCGACAAAGGATCCGATGGTGAGGTAGTACAGATTACAGGCCAGAGCGCAACGGATGAAGATGACTACTTTGTCACGTATCAGGACGGTAGATGGACTGAGACCTTAGCACCACAATCAGCAGAACAGTTTGACACCTCCACGATGCCACAAGCTCTGGTGCGTGGATCAGATGGTAACTGGAGTGTAGAGCCATATAACTGGCGAGGCCGAGAGGTTGGTAGTGCTATAGCGAATGAGACCCCAAGTTTTCTGGGTAAGGGCATCACTGATTTGTTCTTGTTCCAAGGTCGGCTCGGGGTTTGCGCTGGTGAGTCCGTGGTCCTGTCAGAGGTTAATTATTATGAGCAGTTTTACCGCTCTACCTGCATACAACTTGAAGACGACAATAGGATTGACGTTGAGTTGCGGTTTGGTCGTGTAGAGCAAGTCCACGCAGCGTTGGCCGTTCAAGATGAGCTTTTGCTGTTTACCGATAAGGGGCAGTTTTCGCTCAACTCGAACTCCCAAGCTCTGACACCTAAAACAGTCTCAGCCAAGCAAATCGGAGACTACCAAACCTCAACAGCGGTTCGTCCCCATGCCATCGGTCAGTCTGCCTTCTTTACGGCTGAAATTGGCGGATACACGCAAGCCCGTGAGTTCTTCTTGGGTGCTGCTCAAGATGACCGATTGTTGTCCTCGGATTTAACGATCCAGTGTCCGCAGTTCATTACGGGTGATGCTCGCTACATCCAAGCATCTCGCGACAATAAAACTGTCTTTGTACTCAATCGAGCAGACCCTCAATCTATCTGGGTCTACAAGTTCGAGTATGACGGACAAACTAAGGTCCAATCTGCGTGGTGCCGCTGGGATTTGAGTATCGGAGATATCGAATCTATCGGAATCTACGGCAACTATCTCTACTGCGTGTCTTCCCTTGGAACTGAGCGTGAACTCACTAAGATTGATGTTCGCGATCAACCAGACCTATTTGGGTATGAGTTGCTACGTCTCGATATGCAGGTAACCCCAACAAAGACATTCTATCAGAGTGGGATATCTTCAAGCGGTGACCCAGAGACACTTCTAACCATTCCCTATGACGGGACCAACCTCGTAGAGGTGTGGGATTTGACCAGCGGACATACCGTAAATATCGACCGCTATACGGAGGGTGGAAACCTCTTCGTTAAGGGAGATTATTCGGCTGCTGATCTTGTTGTGGGCATTCCCTACGATATGGAGGTGAAGCTCTCGACCCTCTACATGAGGGCACCTCGGAAACCTCAGGGTGAAATCTTGGTTACCGATGGGCGACTGACAATCAACTATATCAACATTGCCTACACTGACACTGCCACGTTCTCTGTGGATGTCTCAAGCCGTGGGCGTCCAGCCAAAACATATCATGCTGGCCCTCGCGTAGGCTACACGTCGTCAACCTTTGGTGACCTCCCGAAATCTTCAGGGACATTGCGTGTGCCTGTAATGACTCGGAACGATAATGCAGAAATTACCCTCAGGAACGACAGCCCATTCGGCTGCACGATCCTCCACGTCGATTGGTTCGGCAAACACAACCCTCACGCGCGGCGAGTATAACGCTCGCCCGGCGACACAAGGTGACATCGGGGCTATTGCAGCCTCGATGCGCCACGCTGATAGACGTGAGATCATGCTCCTATCAGGGCAGGAGCCTAAGCAAGCCCTGACAGAATGTTTTGAGCAGTCCACAGTATGTCGGACGCTCTCCCACAAAGACTCCCCACTGATCATGTACGGGACCACCCAAGACGGCATCGTCTGGGGCTTGGGCAGTACAGCAGTAGATAAGCACGTCATGGGGTTTTTACGGGTCTCCCGAGATGAAGTTGAGATACTTCAGGGTGACCATGAGCAAATCTACAACTTCGTCCATGCTGACAACGAGTTACACCTAAAGTGGGTGGAGTTTGTCGGCTTCGAAATCTTTGACCGCGTGGCTCACCCTAGCGGTGAACCAGTTCATCCAATCCTTAGGAGCAAATAATATGTGTGGTATCGGTCAGGTACTCCAAATGGGCTTCGGAATGATGTCCTCGGCTGCGCAATCGAAAGCGCGGATCGAAGAACAAAACCGACAGTATGAAGCTAACAAATTAGCTGCTGAAGCCAGTTACGGCGCAGCGGTAGAAACTTCCTCCCTGAAGTTCCTGCAGAATAACAAAAAGATTCGACAGCAAGGGTTCGACTTCGAACTCATGGGGAAGCTCTCCGAGTCAAACCTATCGGCTCAGGCAGGTAGTTCTAACCTCGGTGGTGCGTCTATCCGTGCAACGATCAACGATGCTAAGGGCAAATGGTCCAAGGATGCCCGTCGATTTATTGATGAGCGTAAGAACCTTGCAGATGCCTACGAGATGGACCTGCACAACCTTGAGGTAACCAAAGTCAACCAGATCAACACCGTGATGCAAGGCCGCTGGACGGCTGGTGACACGATGGCGATGTTGGCCCCTGTCGTTAATGGGTTCTCATCACTGATGATCCAAGGACAGAACAATAACTACCAGCAGCAGCGCATGAGCCAGATCGGTCAGATGCCTAGTGGCTACGGAGGCGGCTATGGCAACACGTATGGCCCGGTACAACCAACGTTTGGACAGTCCGGATTCGGCTTTGGCCAACCCCAATAAGAGGAAGATAACAGATGGTAAGAGGTCCAGTACAAATACAGGGCCGGGGTGGAGCAGCGTCTGGTGAGGTGGGTAACCGCGCTCAGTACATGCGCCCCGCACTCGACAATCAAAACTCCCGAATGCTCGCTAAGGCATTCTCACAGATTAACTCTAGCCTTGGACGTATAGCCTCCAACGAGTCTCGTTTGGCAGAGCGACAGCGTAACGACGAATACAAAGATTCTCTGGCGTATCAGCAACAGCAGAACACCATGGCGGATCACTTCGGCGCATTATCTGCTGTAACGGGTGAAGACTACACTGATCAGTTCTTCAATAACCCAGCAAACATGATGGCTTACAACGAGAGCAACATCATCGGTGGGATCGACCGTGATCTGGTAGGGTTCATGAGCGAGATGGAGTCTAACGAGAACTATGGTAACCCAGAGGGTCGTGAGCAGTTCCAAGGTGGCTGGACCGACTACGTTGCCAACACCCTTGAGAATACCCCTCAAGAACTTCGTGGCGAGGTAGCCCAGCGACTTGCCACTGCTGGAGTACAGATGATGGTCAAGAGTGATGCTTTGGCTGTCGAACGGGCTAACGAAGAGCGTCTAAACAACACCACAGTGGCAGTTCGCCGTTCGTTTCTCACCAGTGAGACAGATGGAGAACTCGCGGGACAACTCCTGTCTGAGCGTGAGATCCTATCGAAGACCATGGGTAACGAACGTGGCAACGCCATGTGGCTCGACGCCATGACCACTGACATCGAAAACCTACCATTTCAGGTGGACCCGGAGAAGGCTCAGGTGTCTATCGATCAGATGTATATGCTGCTCAGTAACGAAGACTTCACCAAGCAGTTCGGTACTGGTGAGGGCAGCGCTATTGGAGACATCGCTGAGTCGCTGAATAAGGCACAGGTGCAGGTCACCAAACAGGTAGGGCTGCTGCAGGCTCAGGCAGAGGCACAGCACGAGGCCGCTGGTATGGACCTGATGAAGACGGCCATGCGTGACCGTATGAACATTAACGACTACCGGGAAGACTTCATCAAGCACTACGGCGGCGTAGAGGGTAAGAAGAAGTTCGAGGAAATGCTCGACGTTCTGGAGTTCGGTGATGGGGGTGCCTTCTTGGACTCATCCTCAAGCGGCGGTCGGGCCGTCTCAGCGCAGAACCTTCGGGAACTGAAGAACGAGATGGACGAGACCCCAATGAACCGCGACGTACTCTTTCTGTTCCTGTCAAAGCAAAAGGGTATGCTCACCGAGTCAGACTACGAGAAGCTCATCCAGTACGAAGCTCAGGTTCCTGAAGCGATGGATAACCCTATCGTCAAGGCTGCACTGGCTGATGCTGGTGCGATGGCTGACTTCGCCTTTATGATCATGGGTGCAGACATCAAATCCATCGCAGGCGGCGGTGAGACCCCTAAGTCAGTCATCTCAAATGCCTATAAGTCCTTCGTGCGTGACTACAACGAGACCAACGCTGACGCCTTCCGTGAAGCCCAGCGAAACGGTGAAGTCCCTGAGTTTATGAACAAGATGATGAACGAAGCTGCGTCCTACATCTTGGATTATAACTTTACAGGTACGGAAAGTTTCACAACCCTTCGTGAAAAAATGAACGAAAAGATCAGGGCCGGGGATAACATCATCGACCTGTCTAACAACGTAGCCTTCCGCCGCTACTTCGCTAACGAAGAGATGATCCGTCAGGTTCAAGAGTTTGAGTCATTGGCAGAAAGTGCCACAACTGGAGACGACCGCCTTGAAGGTGGCCGTGTAGACCCAACTGTCGGTATCGAACCTATCACAGGGGTTCCCGGTGGCCGTGGTCTAAACCAAACGTCTGAACCTCCTACTGAAACCCTAGAATCACCTATGCGTGGTCGTGGTCAATCCTCTGGAACTGGAGGTGCAACCCCGAGTGGACCGGGTGGTCGTGGTCGTGCCTCTGAAAACATGCGTCAGGCGCTCGCAGATGACGATGGTGATGGTATCATCAACGCCCGTGAAGAGTTATTCGCAGACATCACCCCTGAGAATGCCCCTGAAGCTATTCAAGAAGCCAACGCAGCAGACCCTGTTGCTACGGCTAAAGCATCTACCCCGGCTGAGTTTGCGGAGTCATACCTCGGGCAGACTGAAGAGGCTAACCACACCACACTTACGAAGTTCATTCAGGCAGTTAATCCTAGCATGGATGACGTTCGTGATACCGCTTGGTGTGCTGGATTTGTCAACGCAGTCCTCAACGAGGCTGGACAAGAAACCACACGCTCACTCAAGGCGCGTGACTTCATGAACTGGGGTGAAGCTGTAGATGATCCACAAGAGGGCGATGTAGTTGTCCTGTGGCGTGAATCCCGTGACTCTTGGAAGGGCCACGTAGGCTTCTTCTCGGGCTACGACGATAACGGCGACATCAAAGTTCTGGGTGGCAACCAAGGCGACTCAGTATCAATCAAATCCTACAGCAAGAACCGTCTACTTGGGTTCCGTAGGTCAAACTAAGGAAGTACCTCAATGGTAGAAATCAAAGCTGATGAATCTATTAGTGGCTTTGCACAGGCGGCACAATACCGTACCGCACAGCGTAACCCTGAGCCTGAGCCAGAAGTGGCCCCAGAGCCTCAGGCTGAACCAGAAGTAGCAGAGCCAGAAGTAGCTGAACAAGCACCTGCCGTTGAAGAAACCCCTGTCCCCGTCATCGAGGAGCCAGCGCAGATTGAGAGTGAAAACCTCATGAACTCGCTAGACCCGATGGCGATGGACCCTGAGATTGTCTCTGAGATGCTTAGTGACAACGCTCACCGACGACATGTAAACCGTCTGGTATATGGTGACTCCCAAATCGCTGACGCAATGCGCCGCCGAGAGGAAGGAACCCTGCAGATGAGGCGGGAGCCATACAAGCCCCTGCCCTACGTCCAAGAGCTGATGTCTGCCTCCGGTGAGAACCATACAGTTATTGGATACTTCCTCGCTGCACAGAACAGCCCACGCGCTATGGTTGCTCTTGAAGGCCGTCTCGGGGAGGCTCGCATGGATAACCTCAAGGGTGCCATGGATGTCTATGAGGACAGCCAGAAGCCCAAAGGCTTGTTTGCAACTATCGGTGACGATCTTGGCAAGTTTGCCACTAAGGGTGACATCATTGATGCCCCTGTGGCCGGAATGGCTGCGTTTTCAGAAGATATGTCTGGTTGGTTTGGTGCCAATAACTGGCTCACAGACTTCCAGAAGGGCATTCACAACCTCCCAGCCTCAGATTACGGATCAACCCCTAGTCTGTCAGAAGTTGCTGAGTTCCTTAACATCACGACGCAGCGTGTCCGGGTCACCCCCGAATCTCAGGAAGACATTGATCGTCTGACAGACCTGTTGCCTGACTACAGTAATAACAACAAAGGGATGGAACAGCTTGAGATTGGTAAAACAACCAACCTGAGCCTTAATCCTGAAGAGCTTCAAATCTACAATGATTTCTTCGGTACTGTAGGCAACCAAGCTAACCGAGAGTCGATGAAGGCTACAGAAGAAGAGTTGATGGCTAAAATCGACTCTGGGACAGGCATGTTTATGGCTGTCGCCACAGAGTACATGTCCGCCTATGTCCTAACTCCCGGCTTCTCTAAAGGCACAACTTTTCTCGGCAAAGCCGTCAACGGTCTTTTAAAGGGTGCCGCTGCGGACCTATCGATCTATGAAGAGGGCGACGCAAACATCTCTGCGTGGCTGTCACAATCCGGTGTACCGGGCGGAGACCTTTTGGAGTTCATGGCAACTGATCCTAGTGACAGTGAAATCATGAACAAGGCGAAAGTTATCGCTGAAGGTTCCGCCATCGGTGTTGCCTTCGAGACCCTCATGTTTGGCCTGATGTCTCTCAACAAGGCTCGCAAGGGTGACATGGAAGGTGCCATGAAGGATATGGCGAAGTCTGTAGATGCTGAAGCGGAAAGCACAGCGGTCAAGGCTACCGAGTATGTCCAGTCCATCGAAGACCTGAAGGCTGGTGCTAACAAGCAGGAGCAAGAGATTTCTGAGGCGGCTGCGGGTTCTCCCGGTAAGAAGACCACTGAGGAAATCTTTCAGTTCGACCGTGATACATTGCCAGACTGGAACGACAATGATGAGTTATTACTCGATGCCCTAACGGCCTCTGTCCGTGTCGGTACTGCGTCTGGCGTGAGCGCTGATAAGATGAAGGTAATCTTCGGTGATGACTGGCTCGGAGATGCCGCTGACGTACCCGATGGAAAGCGTGGAAGCATGTTCGAGTTACATGCTGGAGATATGGCTGACCTTCTGCAGAAGAAGTTTCTGGCGATGATGGAGAAAATTCAAGAGCCTACCTCCATGAATACCTTGCGGGGTATGGGTCTCAAGGTTCTCTCTGAGCTAGACGAAGATATTGTAGACCCTAACCTAATGGAACGCGTAAAGAGCGTAGACCCTAGCGAGTGGTCCTCCAACGATGCGGCCAACATCTTCGCTGCAGGTTTCCTTCAAGATCAGTACGTGGATGCCGCCCAGCGTCTCGTAGCTGACCTTAGGTCTAACTATCACCAGATGGATAACGCTGCGTTCCAAATTAAAATGGAACGTCTAGACAACCTGCAGGCTCAGGTTGCTGTCCTGCAAGCTGGTGTGGCTAAACTAGGTCAGTCAGCGTCCCATGCGTTCCATGCGCTCAAGCGTGTGAAAACCGTGGAGAAGAAGCTGGCGGCACAACAGGCACACCGCGAGTGGCAATACAGTCGTGGCCTTATCTCTGACAAGCAAAAGATCGAGCTACTCGATGCTGCCTTTAACAACGCCAAGAACAAACGTGCGAAGGCCAAGGTGTTTAACCAAGTGGCTACCAAGCCGACCACCATGGAAAAGCTGTTGCACGTATCCAACGCTAACCTGCTGTTCAATACTTCGACCCAAGCGCTCATGCTCATGGGTAACTTTGTACGGGCCACCATCCGTAACCCTATGGTCAACCTGATCGAGGCTGCGGTGGTTAACCCTATCGAGGGTGTATTGGGCCGTGCCGATTGGGCAAAGGCGTCTGGTCAGTCCTTCAAGAGGTTCTGGCACTCTTACGGGGCTATCGCACAGTCGATGCCTGATGCCATGACTGCCTTCAGTAAGTTCTGGCGCAGAGGTAAGTCTCAATTCGGTGAGAACTCCATGTTTGACGACAAGGGTTACTACGCCAACAAGACACTCAAAGAGGTCCGCCAGTCTAAGGCAGAAGGGTCTTTGGATCATGGCATGAAGGCTGCGGAACACGTTTACCGCTTCATGGGTTCTGTGGATGAGATGTTCAAAGAGTTAGTGATCTCCTCTGAAATGGCTACCCATGCCCGTGCAGGAACATACGGCGAAGAGTTGATGAAGCTCGCGCAGAAGAGAAAGCTCACCAATGCTGACTGGGAGGCATTCCTGTTAAAGCAGGGCGAGGAGGCTGCGTTCGCTAAGAAGTCTACTGATGGTCGCGTGATGGATAACTATGCGCGGGAGGTGGCTCTGGACACCATGTTCCAATCTGATGCAGCACAGGGTTCCCTCAACGAAGGCATCAAAAAAATAATGATGGGGCGTACCAACCAAGCCATGATGATGCGTTTGCTCTTCATGCGGTTTGTAACCACCCCATTGAATGTGATGGAAGAGCGCATGGCTACAGTTCTGGCTCCCATCCTCCTGATTGGTAAAGACAACAACGTAACCCGTGCTATGGCGGGTAAATTTGCCCGTGATCTGCAGGCAACACTGGACGATGGCGCTCCTGATATGCGCATACGCTCCCGTACCCGTGCCATTCTAGCGGCCAACTCCATCTTCACTACGATGGGCATTATGTCAGCGTATGGCATGCTCAAAGGAGACGGCGATGAGGGTCTCATTGACGTTGATCCCAAGTCTCGAACCTACGGTAACATCCGTATCCGCATGGGAAACGGTAAGAAAAAGTACATCAACACTCTTGATATGGAGGTGCCGTTCCTTAACGCATTCGTCTTTGCGCGTATGGCTGCGGAACACGTAAAGCATGCTCAGGATATCGAACAAGCAACAGAATACCTCGACACTGTTGGGGCTATCACTGCGATGTACCTCAACCAAACCCTAGAGAAGTCCTCTTTGGCTAACATGACGGATACTCTGGCAGTTATCATGGACGATGGCTTCCGGGGTAGCGGTCAGGTCGTAGCATCTAACCTTTCGACAGCCGTACCATTTAACTGGTGGTTCTCGCAATTAGCTGACCTTACGGGCGGCGGAGAGTTCCAAGGAAAGCCAGTTAACTTCTATGAGAGACTGGGTAAATCCATTGGCCCTCTCAAGCTCATGGGCTTTGGGGCTATCAACCAAGAACGTGATGCGCTGGGCCGCTTGCAACCTTCGCACAGCCGGGGGTTCAACCCGTTTGTATCCCGTGAGTTTGCTGTAGATGCACTCTCAGATGAACTTGCGGACATCCAAGAACAAACAGGAACTGACTTTCTGTCCCCTACCTTCGAGCGGGACGGGATGCCGTACCACAAGATGAAGGCTCAGGACGGTCAGTCCGTATATGACTTCATGCAAGAGTCCCTCTCTCAGGGTGACGTTAAGATTAACGGAATGACCCTAGAGCAGGCCGCTAATGCAATGATCGAAGGCGACTACTACCAGACTGAGCATAGCAAATGGAGGGCGTTACTGGCTGAACGGCACGTAAACAGTAAGAGCCAGCCCATTCTCAAAGTTGGAGGAGCAAGCGTCAAAGACCCAAGGGTCAAATTGTGGCGTGGCCTCCTGTCTCAGTACCGGGATGCCGCCCTGAGGTACGCCTTAACCAGCGTAGGCCCAGAGATACGCAAGGAACTTGAGGAAGTCTATCAGACAACCGGATGGACCGACGCAGAGAAGCGCTTCGTCGCTGATCAATTTTAACCTAAGGGGGTCCAATCGGCCCCCTACTCTATTCTTTAAAGGATTTGATGATGTCTGATACGGTAAATGTCTACACCGCTGACGGTGCGACGACTGATTTTACCATCGCCTTCTCGTATCTCGACGATTCATTCGTCGTAGTGAAGGTGGAAGACGAAGGTTTCGCAGATGTAACTGGGTCTCACCCCGGAAGTCTTGTAGACGCCTCGACATACCGCTTTGATGCGAACGTACCAAACAACTTCCGGGTAACCTTTACCCGAGATACCAACCTCTCCACTGACCTCTTTACATGGGCTGCGGGTGCAATCTTCCGTCCTTCGGATATCGGGGACTCTATGAAGCTTCTCCGCGACTACACCGAAGAAAAGAACGATCAGACCTCGAACACGGTGATCAACGCCCAGACGGACGCTGTGACTTCCGCTACGAACACCTCGATTACCAAAGCATCTGAAGCCTCCACGTCTGCTACGGCTGCGTCAGGTTCTGCTGGTGCTGCTGCCGCCTCCCAAAGCGCCGCTGCAACCTCAGAATCCAACGCTTCCACAAGCGAGACTAACGCTGCTGCGTCTCAAGTAGCCAGTGCTGCCTCTCAGACGGCTGCGGCTTCCTCAGAATCTAACGCTTCTACCAGTGAAACCAACGCTGCGGCGTCTCAAGTAGCTGCGGCTTCCAGTGAGTCCAACGCTTCTACCAGCGAAACGAATGCTGCGGCATCTGCGGCGTCTGCCGTATCCGCCCGTGACATTGTTCGCGAGGTTATCCTTGGGCAATTCGCAGACGATGCTGCGGTAGACACCTACCTCAGTGGCGTTAGCTACACCAAGGACGCTGGTGACCTTTACTTCAATACGACAGATGGTCGGATGAAGGTCTACACTGGGTCAGCTTGGAGTGACATTGCTAACACTACGTCCTCTGCATCTGCGACAGCCTCTGCAACAGCGGCTCTAGCTGCACAGACGGCTGCTGAAGCTGCGCTGAACACGTTTGTAAACCAATACCTCGGCTCCTACGCCTCTGACGCTGCGGTCAACGCCGCGAAGGCAAGCGTATTGTCTGCTGGTGACATCTACTTCGACACCACCACAACACAGCTCAAGTATTACAACGGCTCTGCGTGGAACCCTGCTGCTGCTGCACAGGTTCTCAACACGTCTAGCCTCGGTAACGTGGGTGACGTGGATTACACAAGCACTCCTCAATCTGGCGACTACCTCTACAGGAACTCTAGTAACCAGTGGGAACGTCGTAGTGTAGGTGGCGTGAAGGGTGATCTGAACCTTCCGACCGATGCGGTTACAGCTCTTGGCAACAAGTTGGAGGCTGTAGACCTTGGTTACACCGCAGCGGCGGGTCAAGGTACAGTCACAAGTAACGCTGGGACCAATGCTGTCATCACTGTTGTAGACAGTACCAATGCTGGTCTCATGACTCCCACTCAGCTTACGGAACTAGACACAGCGCTTCAACCGGGCAACGTTATCAACGACGTGACGACAGGTGGGACTCAGGTGCCACTTAGCGCCGAACAGGGCAAAGCACTCAAAGCATCAATCGACAGCAACACCAACGCCATTGGGAGCAACACCAACGCCATTGGGAACAAGCAGGCCGTTATTAATACAAGCAGCGGTACGATTGACGCGCAAAATCTAACAACGTCGGTGGCGGGGGACAGCGGGGCGGTCTCGGTTGACGTGCGCAAGGCCAACCCACGCACAACTGTCGGCACTCACACACTTCTTGGCGGCGCGACTCTCTACTACGCCAACGGTGCAGCCACCTACGACACTGCAAACCTCACGCCGGGAGACATTGTGACCATCTACTGTGAGACCGGGACGGTAACAGTCGGTCAAGGCAGCGGCTCCGTGGTGCTTTTCAAAGACGGAGAGGCGACGGGCGTAGCGAGCAACGCGACAGTCACGATTGGGGCAGACTCGCTGGCCACCGTGACGTGCGTTAGCGCGACCAAGGCGATCATTGCCGGGAGTGACCTGACATGAGTGCTGTAGCATCAATGATGAACGTCATCGGAACGGTTACGGGCGGTGGCGGCGCAGCAACTATTGGTGGCGCTCTGTTTACCAGCACAGGCACAACCTCGTGGACGGTTCCCGCTGACGTTACCAGCATCTCAGTGCTGTGCGTGGGTGCAGGCGGCGGTGGGGCTGGCGGTGGAGCGAACGGCGGTGACGGCGGGGGCGGGGGCGGATTAGCCTACCGCAACTCCTTCCCAGTTTCGCCGGGTCAGGCTCTTACCGTAACTGTAGGATCAGGTGGATCAGGCAAGAATAACACAAGTAGTGGCGGTGGCCCCACAGGCGACAGCGGCGGCAACAGTAGCGTAGTGCGCTCCGGTACTACCATTTGTCTCGCTAATGGTGGCGTTGGTGGCCGAAATGTTAGTGGCGGGGCAACAGGCAATAAAGACAATCCCACAGCCACAAACAGCACATCCGGTATGGTCGGCACAAACGTCCATCGAGGCGGCAACGGCGGCGCTGGTGGTACTGGTGAAGCTGGCGGCGGCGGGGGTACTGCTGGCTACTCCGGCGTTGGTGGTGATGGTATTGCAGCGGACACTGATGGAGAGCCTACGGGAGGCGGCAACGGCGGCGGTGGTGGCGCGGGGGCTGGTAGTGATGCTTCTAATGTTAATTACGCAGCCGGGGGTGGCGGTGTTGGTATGTACGGACAAGGCTCCAGTGGTTCGGGGGTTGAGCAGACAAACAACACTACCCCCGCTATTGGCGGCAAAGGCGGCTCTGGTGGCAGTGATGGTTCCGATGGTGATGGAAGTGGCACAGGTGTTGGCGGCGCGTATGGCGGCGGTGGCGGCGGCGGTACTGATGACGGCAACGGCTCGTCTGCGGCTGGCGGTAACGGCGCTGTGCGTATCATTTGGGGCCAAGTAAGTGCCGCAGACCGCACGTTCCCGACGACCAACGTGGCAAACACCAACACCTATGACGCTTCGGTGACTGAAACGACTTACTAACAACAAGGAACCTAAGACAATGACTGATAACAAATCATGGTACGCATCCAAGACGGTCTGGGCCGTTCTGGTCATGCTCGGAAGCGTGGCGGCGTCTACATCTACAAAGACGGTAGCCTTGTAGCCTCTGTGACAGGCTCTGCTGGTACTACGACGTACACCTTGTAAACTAAAATCTAAGGAAATCAATATGTTAATGGACGACAACAAACCTTGGTGGCAGTCGAAAACTGTCATCTCGGTAGGAGTCATGATGCTAGGCATGGGCCTCAAGCAGCTTGGCTTTGACACAGGCGAACTCGAATCCGATATTACTGCTCTAGCGCTCGACGGTGCTATGGTGATCGCGGGTGCTGTAGCCATCTGGGGACGGATCACCGCAACTAGCTCTCTACGCTAGACGGTCGGTTCTCCTCCTCAAAAATAAAACCCCCCTTACGCAACCCAACTCAGACCATTTAGGATTACATCCATGTCAAAAGAGTGGACCCGCGAAGATTACATCGAGGAAGACGTAAGGCGTCACTCGGAGGAAATAAAAGCATTAACCAAACTCTCTCTAGAAAACGCCGCGATGCTTCGTGAAATTCTCAAAGAAGTAGAGCGGCGGCAAGCACCAGTAGAGGACCATGAAGACAGACTTAGAGGCCTAGAAAAGTGGCAAGCTAAGACTGGAACATATTGGGCCATCACTACGTTTCTAATTGCTGGTGTTGTGGGATTTATTTTCAATAATATTCGCGGACTATTTAAGTTTGTAACGTAGAATACTTAAAGAACCCAGAGGTGCCCCTCAGATGCTCACACAGAGTCTCTGGGGGTTACCCTACAAACACCCATAAATAGACCTAAAGACTCTCAGCGGGCTTCCTGAGGGCTTCTAGGGGGCAATCCTCACATAGAGTCGTAAGCCCCCTTCCCCTACCCAATACACATCAAAAACATTAACGGCTGTCAGGGACTCTCCTGAGGCCATATGGAGGCATTCCCATGTCTAAAGCTAGCGAGAAAGAACTCAGCGACCTCCACGGGATGTTCGCAAAGTTTCTAAAACATAAACTTCAAGAAGGTGACGTAACCGCAGCCGATCTTGGGCAGGTCCGTCAGTTCCTCAAGGACAACCGTATCGAAGCATCTATCGATCAAAACCCTGACATGGGTTCGCTGGCGGAAGCACTCCCCCAGTTTGACTCTGCAGATGAGTCCCATGATGACAGTGAAGGCTCATACCACTAATGGATCAAGAACTCTCGGCATCCCAGAAGAAGCTGGAGGAAGTCAAAGGGGATTTCAGGAAGTTTGTGTACGTGCTGTGGAAGCATCTCAATCTTCCTGACCCCACCCCTGTGCAATACGATATATCGAAATTCCTGCAGCATGGTCCCAAGCGCTCCATGGTCTCTGCATTCCGGGGCGTGGGTAAGTCTTGGCTAACGTCTGCATATGTCGTGTGGTTGCTACTGAATGATCCAGATAAAAAGATCATGGTCGTATCAGCCTCGAAGGATCGCTCAGATGCTTTCTCAGTGTTCGTCAAACGGATCATCCATGAGGTAGACTTCTGCAAGCATTTAATACCCGGCAAAGACCAACGGTCATCCAACATCTCCTTTGACGTTGGCCCTGCGACGGCAGACCACTCACCCTCGGTTAAATCCGTAGGTATCACAGGTCAGCTAACGGGTAGCCGTGCTGATATTATCATTGCCGATGACGTAGAGGTCGCTAACAACAGTGACACTCAGACAGCGCGAGATAAACTCTCAGAGTCTGTCAAAGAGTTTGACGCTATCCTCAAGCCACTAGACACCTCTCGGATTATCTACCTTGGCACGCCTCAGACAGAAGACTCCCTGTACAACAAACTCAGTGACCGTGGGTACACCATACGTATCTGGCCTGCAGAGATGCCTGAAGATGAAAACATTGTTAAGTATGGTGACACGCTAGCACCTATCATCGGTCAGATGGGACTGAAGGCAGGCGAACCTACTGACCCGCAACGCTTTGGTGAGCGTGATCTGATGGAACGTAAAGCGTCCTACGGTCGCGCTGGCTACCAACTGCAGTTCATGTTGAATACGGCACTGTCAGATGAAGAGCGATACCCCCTCAAAGTGTCTGACCTAGTGGTAACTCCATGTTCCGCTGAAGAGGCACCAATGACTTTCTCTTGGTTACCACACCCAGATCGTCGTGTGTCAGGGGACATCCCCAACATGGCAATGCAAGGGGACTACTTCTACCACCCAGCGGATAACTCAGATGTCTTCATGCCTTACCAAGGGATCGTCATGTCTATTGACCCCTCTGGTCGGGGTAAGGATGAGACTGCCTACGCTATTGTGGCTAACCTGAATGGCTACCTCCATGTCTTAGACTGTGGGGGCTTCCAAGGTGGGTACGATACTGACTCGGTACTGAAGCCACTGGCTATGCTAGCCCAGAAGTACAAGGTCAATGAGGTCATCATCGAGAGTAACTTTGGTGATGGTATGTTCACCCATATCTTCTCCCCTATCATCTCCAAGGTACACCCATGTTCACTTGAGGAAGTACGCCACTCCACTCAGAAAGAACAAAGGATGGCTGACACTCTAGAACCTATTATGAACCGACATAGGCTGGTGATAGACCCAGCGATCATTGAGAAGGACTATAAGAGCATCCAACGGTATGACTCTGAGGTCCGTAGGTCTAAATCTTTGATCTACCAGATGTCCCGCCTCACTCGGGATAAAGGATGCCTACGCCATGATGATAGATTAGATGCACTAGCAATGGCAGTAGCCTACTGGACTGAATCTCTAGCTAGGGATGAGGATGCAGGTCTACAGGAAGAACGTGATCGTGTGATACAAACAGAGTTAGACAAGGCATATGCCCACTTCTCTGGGTTATCTGGAGGTTCAACTCGTAGTTCTTCTCAGTGGGGAACCTCTTGGTGATCCCTTGGTTTGTTTAATTTCCGGTGATTAGAATACCCCCGGGTTAAACTTATAGTTATAACTGTAAGTTAGGTCTTAGGGTACACGATAGGATAACACTACAAGTGTATCTATCAGGGACTACCTTAGTGGGGGAGTGGTACGCAGTACCCCCCTCTTGAGGACACACGATGGGATTCACCTAGAGTTTTACTTAGGGTGAACCTTCGGATGTTTTTGTCGAAAAAATCTGAGTAGGTATATATACGTATATAATACGCTGTACCCCCATGCCCCCCACGCTAGAACAAACCTGAGATTTCTACTTGAGGTATTCATTTGGGCGAGTGACCAACGATATATAGGTAAGAGCAGTGCGAAAACCCAATGTTATCAGTAGGTTAACCCTGATCTGAAACTAGTACTGGCTTGTTATTCCTCCGAATAGGTGCATATTAT